CCATCGTCCTGACGAGTCGGTCATTTCTCCCGGTTCATTCAAGTTCTTCATTGCGAGGTAATTATGGCTAAGCTTGTAATTTATCCGGAGCACGTGACTGATCTTCTTTTAGATATCGGGAACGCGATGCAAATGGCGCGGAGCGCTGCTGATGTGAATGCCTTGGCTACCCTTCTTCGCCTTAAATTTGATGTGATGCAGGGCGAATTCGATATCAACTTTACGCGAAAGGAGAAAGCCGCGTGAAGTTGAAATCCAAGTCCACCATGGTCCCGGGCGCTAAAGAGCGCCTAGAGTTCAAGGGTAAGCCCGCAGCCGTGAAGAAAGCCCAGAAGGCTGACAACAAGTCCGACAAGAAGCTCGCCAAGAAGTACGGCGTGAAGTGGACCGGCTAATGGACGACACACAGGTTCTCTGGTGGATCATTGGGCTAGCGGCTACGGTTGGTGAAGAACCGCCGACTAAGGAGCAGTGGATGGCGCTAAAGGACATGATTCACGTCCACTTGGATGAGAAGCTCAGGTACCCAGCCAAATGAAAACCTTCGGCCTCTGCCTACTGATCACCGGTATGTACTGCATATGGCACGAATACAAGGTTTGGCGAGATGGAGATGGGCCGTGAAGTGTCTCAAGGCTTACGACATCGTTAGCGACAACTACAAGATCATCCTTGCGGCTGACGAAAGCGAGTGGGGATATCACTTCACTTGTGACTCAGCGGCTGAAGTCGAAGCCACACTTCGCGGATGGTTCAAGACGACCAAGCTCAAGGAATGCCATGGAGCCGCAAAGCCTGTATGGGTCTATCGGCCCAACCTTTGGTGAGTAGCTGACATTTGACCCGGGTAATAAGTAACTCTACAGTTCGGCTCAATTCAAATGTAGAAGATTGGTAGATATGCGTCCCAAGGGAACTCCTAAAACGGGCGGTAGGGTGGCTGGAACTCCCAACAGGGCGACCACGGAGTTTAGGGATACCGTGCGCCAGCTTCTCGATGACAACGCTGAGAACGTCAAGATGTGGCTTACACAGGTGGCTTCTGATGACCCGTATAAAGCGCTGAGCGTTCTTTCTAATCTGGCTGAGTACGCTGCACCGAAGCTTTCGCGAACCGAATCCCACGTTAGTCTTGAAGAGAAATCCCACGAGGAATGGCTGAATGGCCTTGAGTGAACAGCAGGCGCGCATGAGGCTGAAGGATGACCTCACCTTCTATGCGCGTAACTGTCTCAAGATTCGTTCCAAGTCGGGAAAGGTGACACCGTTTCAGTTCAATAAGGCGCAAGAGCACATTCACGAGCGGCTGGAAGAACAGCGCCGTGAGACGGGTAAGGTTCGTGCTCTCATCCTCAAGGGGCGTCAACAGGGCTGCTCGACCTACGTAGGCGCACGGTTCTATCACGAGTCCACATGGCGCAAGGGCATTCGCACCTTCATCCTGACCCACGAGGATCAGGCAACCCAGAACCTTTTCGAGATGGTCAACCGCTACCACGAGCATTGTCCCATGGCTGTCAGGCCGTCTACAGGCGCTGCCAATGCCAAAGAGTTGTTCTTTGACAAGCTCGATTCGGGCTACAAAGTCGGTACTGCTGGAACCAAGGGTGTCGGTCGATCCTCAACAATCCAGCTATTTCATGGGTCTGAAGCTGCCTTCTGGCCTCATGCGGACACCCACGCCGCTGGCGTTCTCCAGGCTGTCCCGGATGCCGATGGGACGGAAATTATCCTAGAGTCCACAGCCAACGGTGTGGGCAACCTGTTCCACCAGAAGTGGCGCGATGCCGAAAATGGAATAGGTGAGTTCATCGCCATCTTCGTCCCATGGTTCTGGCAAGAGGAATACCGAAAGGCTCAAGAGATTGATTACACGGCTGAGGAACGTGAATACGCCTCGCTGTACGGTTTGGACATGGCACAGATAGCTTGGCGGCGCAACAAGATTGCCGAGCTCAAAGACCCGGTTCTGTTCAAGCAGGAATACCCAGCGACGGCTGCTGAGGCGTTCCAGATGTCCGGGCACAACTCGTTCATCAAACCTGAGCTGATTGCGCGCGCCCGTAAGACGGAAGCCGTAGAGTCTGGTCCGTTGGTGATTGGATTTGACCCAGCCCGCTTTGGTGACGACGGTTCGGCCATGGCTCGCCGTCGGGGCCGTAAGATTCCCAAGGTTGAGAAGCGCATCAAACTCGACACCATGGAGTCTGCTGGCTGGTGCAAGCAGGTGATCGACGCCGAGAAGCCTGCGCGCCTGTTCATCGACGTAGGCGGTCTTGGGGCTGGCATCTACGACCGATTGATTGAGATGGGCTACGGCGAGATTGTGAAGGCCGTGAACTTCGGTTCCACACCGCTTGAGCCTCCCAAACTCGATGAGGATGGTCGAGAGATTGGGGGCGGACCTTTGAACCGCCGCGCCGAGATGTGGATGGCCTCAAACGAATGGCTGCAAGACCCCGCAGGCGTCTCGATCCCGGATTCCGACTCGCTACAGGCTGACGCATGCGGTCCCAATTACTCCTATGACTCCAATACCCGGTTACGCATGGAGAAGAAGGAAGACATGCGCCGCCGCGGCGTTCCGTCGCCTGACGAATGGGATGCTGTCGTGCTGACCTTCGCCGAACCCGTGGCTCCTGTATATTCCGCACCAGCACTGAACCTGACCACTCAATTCACCCACGGCGGCTTCGGCACGCGTACAGACATTTTCGGAGCCTGACATGGCGAAGCAGAAGACCTATCGGCCTAGCGGTGAATCGAAGCCGGTCAAGGTGAAGGAACGGGATGCGTGGACGCAGACGATGTTGGAGCGCTCTGAGGATGCGTTCCAGTTCGATACGGAGCAGCGTCGCCGATGTGTCGAGGACATGCGCTTCGCCTTCGAGTCGGGTAAGCAGTGGGACGTTCACCTCACTTCCAAGCGCCGTAACAAGCCAAACTACGAGTTCAACCGGATTCGCCAGCTGATCCGCCGTGTCACGGGTCAGCAGCTCAAGAACAAGCCGAACATCAAGGTCCGTGCGGTTGAGGACAATGACAAGGATGTAGCGGACATCTACAACGGACTGATCAAGAACATCGAGGTCCAGTCGTCGGCGGAGAATGCTTACGACACCGCGTTCCAATGGGCGTGCGGTGGTGGCTTTGGCCTTCTTCGCGTGACGGCGGAGTACGAACCTGGGGATAGCTTCGACCAGCGCCTAGTCATCAAGACCGTCCTCGACCCCATGACGGCGTTCTGCGATCCCTCCGCGCGTGAGTTCGACCGTTCTGACGCGCGCTATTGGTTCATCACCGAACTTATCCCCAAAGAAGAGTTCAAGAAGCGGTGGCCCAAGAAGGAGCCGACCGACTTCGACGTGACCACGCCTACGGATACCTACGACCGCGAATGGTTCAACGAGGACGAGGTGCGCATTGCCGAGTATTGGTATACGGAACCCGTCACAAAGACCATTTACATGCTGTCCGATGGCGGCGTGGTCGATGCGGACGAGTTCGACCTCATCAAAGACGAGATGGCTAACCCGCCTGTCGATCCGCAGACCGGACAGCCTCAATGGCAACCCGTGACCATCAAGAACGGCGCGGACGGCAAGCCGATGATTCGCGAGGTCGAGACCACGGAAGTGTGGTCGTGTCTTTGCTACGGCGGTGGTCAGCTCGAAACCCCGACGAAATGGGGTGGCACCATGATTCCCATCGTCCCGCAGTGGGGCGATTTGGTGGTGATCGACGGCAAGCAGATTTACAGCGGCATGACGCGCTTCGGGCGCGACTCTCAAATGATCCATAACTTTGAGATGTCCACGCTCGTGGAAGTGGTCGCCAAGCTTCCCAATAGCCCGATGAAGGCCACGCCGGCCATGATTAAGGGGTTGGAAAGCTACTACGAGCGAATGGGCTACGACGACCCGCCGGTCTTGCTGTACAACCACGATCCCATGAGTCCTGGCGCGTCGCCTAGCCGCGAGCCCATGGCTCAGATGCCTTCGGCCCTCATCAATCTTGCCAACATTGCAGGCGACGAAATGAAGGCCACGTTGGGCGTTTACGATGCTTCGCTGGGCGCTCAGTCCAACGAAACGTCAGGTCGCGCCATCATGGCCCGCAATACGCAGGCGGATACAGCCAACTTCGTCTACGTAGACAATCAGGTCAAAGCGCTCAAGCGGTTGGGCGAAATCATCGTGGATGCCATCCCGCACTACTACGACGCCGAACGGACCATCCGCATTCTTGGCGACGATCTGGGCGAAAAGTACGTACAGATCAACCATCCCGTCATCGGCACGGATGGGCAGATTCACGTGGAGAACGACCTCACGCGCGGTATGTTCGACGTCACCTGTACCGTCGGCAAGGCTTACGACACCGCGCGTATGGAACTGGCTGACCTTGGACAGACCCTCGCACAGACACCGGGCCCCATTGGCGCGATTGGTCAGTACCTGCTCATCAAGTCTCTCGATGTGCCGGGTATCGATGAAGTGATTCAGGCCGTGCGAAAGCAGCTGGTGAACTCCGGCATCCTGCCGCCGCAGGAAGGCGATACGCCGCCTCCACCCCCTCAACCCGATCCGGTCAAGGTTGCTCAGGCCGCTCACCACAATGCGCAGGCTCAACTGTTGCAGACCAAGGCTCAGGACATCCAGGCCAAGCAGCAGTCGGAGATTCAGAAGAACGAAGCCGACGCTGCCGAGAAGGTCAGCCAGATTCCGGGCAACGAAGCGGACGGTCACAAGACGATGCTAGAGAACGCCATCGCCGCGCCCGCCGTTGCGCCCATGCAGCCCATTGGAACCTTCGTCCCGCACGAGATGCCGATTGCTCCCATCGGACAGGATTATCAGGGAGGCTTCTAACCCGTTGTACTTGCTTGACCACCAATCCAAAAGGGATACTATGAGCACCGACACTAACGTGGCTGTCACCACGGACGCTGCACCGCAGCTGAAATCAACAGACACCAGTCATCGCGCAACGGTTGAAGCTCCCAAGGTCGAAACGCCCAAGGAAGTTAAGCCTGAGCCGGTCAAGCAAGACGTCGTTGTAGCTCCCCCGGAAGGGGAAAGTGACGCCCCAGACGCGGACTCTCCGCAGGCACGCGAAAAGCGCATGCCTCGCTGGATGAAGGAAAGGCTGGAACGGGAAAGGCAGGTAACTGAAGCCCGGACCCGAGAAGCGATGCTTCGCGAATTCCAATCGAATCAGCCCAAGCCGGAAGCGCCAGTCGCTGACGAGCCGAAGGCTAAGACGCTGGAAGACTTCAACTTCGACCAAGACGCTTACGTAAAGCATTTGGTGAAGCAGGAGCGTGAACGCGAAAAAGAAGCAGAGCGTCTTGAAGCCGAGAACAAGAAACGTGCCGAAGCCGCCGAAAGCTTCAAAAGCCGCGTCGATGCCTTTGAGGAACGCGCAGGCGATGGGACTTGGCAGGACATTGTCGAATCACCGTTGAACACCGATCCGAGCTTCAAGTCTCTGACCGACATGTTCATGGGTGACGAGCATGACCTCGATATTGCCCATCACCTGGCGTCGAACCTGAAGGAAGCGCAGCGAATCCGCGATCTGCCGAAGTTGCAGCAGGTGCGCGAACTCGCCAAGTTGGCCGAGAAGTTTGAGGGTGGCTCGCAGACAGAAGTGACTACGCCTTCCCCTGCGCCCTTGCCGAAAAAGACCACCACCGCACCCCCGCCTCCCAAGACGGTCAGCGGTTCCGGCAAGCCTAGCGTCGATATCAACGATCCAGGGTTGAGTACGGAACAGCGGATTGCAGCTTGGCGAGCTAAGCGGAGGGGCTAACAAACCTTCCAAGGAGCCACCATGGCTAACCAACTGCTTACCACCGATATGATCGCTGACCGCGCCCTGATGCGGTTCAGCGAAGCCCTATCCTTCATCAAGACCATCCCGCGCACCTACGACTCGTCGTTCAAGGAAGGCGCACCGGCCATCGGTGACACCTTGCGTGTGCCGGTTCCGCAGCATGCCGTCGTGACCTCCGGTCGCGTTGCGGCTCCTGCCCCGTTGCAGACCATCATCCGCAACGTGCAGATCGTCGATCAGCTGAACTTCTCGGTTCAGTACACCAGTTCCGAACTGGCTCTCGACATCGAAGAGTTCGACCGTCGTTACCTCTCGCAGCAGGTCGCTGACTTGGCGGTCACGGTGGAAGCAGCTGTCCAGCAGCTCGCTTTCGACTCGATCCCCAACCAGACCGGCGTGGGTAATGCCCAGTGGACGCAGCTGGCGTATGCCAACATCGCCCGCAAGTACATCATGGACAACGGCGCAGGTCCGTCCACGATGAAGATGCTGACGAACTCGTCCGCAGAAACCACCATCGTCCCGGCGCTGGCTGGCCTGTTCAACTCGCAGAAGCAGCTCGATACGCAGTACGAAGATGGCGTCATGGGTCGTGCGTCGGGCTTCGACTGGAGCAGCTCAACTGTCTCGCCGATCCACACCAACGGCGCGGGCACGGGCTATCAGGTCAACGGCGCGACCGAAAGCGGTTCGACCATTACCCTCAAGACCGGTACGGGCATTATCACCAAGGGCTCCATCATCACCTTCGCGGGTTCGGTGGCTGTGCATCCGCAGACCAAGAAGTCGCTGGGTTACCTGCGTCAGTTCGTGGTGACGGCTGACTTCCCGGGTGGGGCGGGCGATATCTCGATCTACCCGGCCCTGACTGTTTCGGGTTCCGAGCAGAACGTGACCGGCTACCCGACCAACTCCGGCAACGTGACCATTCTGGAAGCGGCTGGCGAGACCTTCGGCGGTTCGATGGCCTATCGTCCGGAAGCCTTCGCGTTCGTCACGGTTGACCTGCCGGAGCTTTCGGGCTGGAAGACCTCGCGTCGCCAGTTCGATGGCGTCTCGATGCGCGTCACGGAAGGTTCTAGCCTCGTCAACGACATGAACCTGACCCGTTTCGACATCATGTACGGCTTCGGTGCGCTCCGTCCGGAATGGGCCTGCCGTATCGCGAACGATCCCTCCAACCTGACCCCGGCCTAAGGAGATAACTCATGGCTGCACCTGTCATCACTAACCCGAGCGTTGCCGATCGTGCGCTTTCCACTTGGTGGGCTGCTCCTATCGGTGTGGGCACTGTCCTGCCGAACCCGGTGTTCCTGAGCGATCTGCCGACCTCCGACCCGCACGTCGCTGGGCAGCTTTGGAACAACGCGGGCGTCGTCACTGAGAGCACGGGCTAAGACCACGAGAGGGGCTCTTCGGAGCCCCTTTCTCCATAGGAGATACGTATGGCTAACACTTCCACCAAACTTTACGCATCGCAGGCTAACGGCGGTCGGGCTGACGTAACGATTGCCCAGATCGGCGCACTGGTCGGCGGCGCTACGGTTCCCGCTGCTTCCACCACTACGGCAGGCATCGTTAAGCAGTCCGCCGACGTGGCCGCTCTGTCCAGTATTGGTCCGGGTACGCCCGCTGCTGGCATCGTTGATGTCACTGCTACGTTCTCGCAGCCTATCGTCAATGCCAACTTCGCTACGTTGGCAACGCAGGTCAACGCAATCCTTACGGCGCTTAAGAACGCCGGAATCATGGCCTAACCATGAAAACCGAAGCCCTCGTTACGCGAGCACTACGCCTGATCCAAGTCATCGACCCTTTGCAGTCTGTGAAGCCTGCTGATAT